AGATGTACATCGCTAGAAAGTAACCATTGCCCCTCAGACGTGATAGGGTGGACTCCGAGGTAGTCCAGTTGCGAGAACCTCCTATTTTTTAGGGAATGACTATGGCAAAAGGTTTGTTAGACACAAAAACTACTATTGGCACAGCCAAAGAGATTGCTGACAACACCAAGAATGCCATTGATAACTATTCTCTTGGAGCTATGAACCCAAGTTTGCCTAATACCGAGTACTGGGCAAAGATGGCTAAGATGTTCCGAATCACACCAGCAGAAGTCAAGCGTCAACGATGCGGTAACTGCGCCTACTACGATAACACTCCTGAGAAGTACGAAGCAATGGAGGCAATTCCCCTTAACAAATACGACCTATACGATGGTCAAGCGCAACGTGGCTGGTGTCACAAGCTAGACCTAATCTGCCATAACTCACGTCTATGCAGCGTATGGGAACGTAAAGACTTTGAAACTGAGGAAGACTAAAATGCGTAACATGGATAAGATTGCAGAAAAGATTGGTAAAGTAATGGGTGAGTATAAAGACAAAGACCTACACTCTGGTAAGGGTGGTAAGGTCGTTAAGTCACGTAAACAAGCAATCGCCATCGCACTCAGCGAAGCGAATAAAATGAAGGGTAAATAATATGAGTATAATTCAAAAAGATGACAATGGTAATGTAGTTGATGCGTATATACCTGCTGTATCACAAGTATTCGCTGCCGGCAACACTTCAGCACAGTCAGCAGCATTTGCTACTGGCACTACTTTAGTTCGTGTATCAGCATCGTTAGGTCATTGCCATGTTTCATTTGGTGCTAACCCAACAGCTTCTATCACTACTAGCGTAATGATCCCAAATAACAGCGTAGAGTTCTTTAAGGTTGCTGCCGGCAATAAGATGGCTTACATTAAAGACGCAGCCACTACAGCATCAACAGTCTGCGTAACTGAATTGGCATAATGGCTAAAGACCCACGACTAGATAGGGCTGGTGTAACTGGCTTTAACAAACCAAAGGCAACTCCAAGCCATCCAACCAAGTCACACGTAGTAGTAGCAAAAGATGGTGACGAGATTAAAACTATTCGCTTTGGTCAACAAGGTGTAAAAGGTAGTCCAGATAACAGCAAGCGTAACGAAGCATTTAAGGCACGACACGCTGATAACATTGCCAAGGGTAAGATGTCTGCTGCATACTGGGCTAATAAGGTTAAATGGTAGATGAACGATCATTGGTTTATTATCCTGTTGGCTGTAATAGCTAACATTACACTCGTTATAAACGCAATACATCATTGGTAAACTATGGCTGGTCTATTAGATAACAATATATTTAGCAATATGTCGGCATTGGAAAAGGCTAAGACATTGGCTACTGGTTACGGTGGTGCATTCTTAAATTCAATTTTGCATCCTGTTGAGGCTTGGAATCATAGTGGCTATCCAGATGAATTAAGTCAATCACTAGTAAGTAAAAATCCGGAAGTAGGATTTCAACGATATGATAGGACACCATTAGATGCGGCAATTAATTACGGTGGTGGCTATCAGTATGCAACTTCACCTAATGTATCTTATGATCAAGCTGAAAACAGAGCAAAGGCTTACCAGCTTAGTGGATATCTAGTAGATGGTATGCTAGGCAACAAAGATCGCCAAATAGATGCAGTAAAAGATTACGAAGAAAATATGGCTGGTGTAAGGCAGGCAATAGAAGACAAGCGTGTTAAGTCTATTATGAACGATGACAAGATACGTCAGATGTCAGCTAAGTACGGTAAACAGAAAGCAACGGCAAGACCGCAATACTAATTTTAACAACTGGGTGACCAACCGTTAGGAGTCACAACAAAATGACAGACGAAAAAGCAGCACAATTAGAAGCAGCCAGAGTAAAGGCAGCAGAAGCAAATTTAGGCAATAATCATTCAAGTAAAATCAATAGGTTAATGAATGAAACTCTGAAACGTATATTAATTCAGAATGAAGGATTAAGAGCTAGGACTATTAGCGAGGCTCTAGTTACAAAAGCAGAGGAAGGTGACGTATCAGCCATTAAAGAAGTCTTTGACAGGATAGATGGTAAGGTAGTCCAAGAGAACAAGATAAGCGGTGATGCTGATGCACCATTGTTGATACAAGTGGTAACGGGTATAGATGACAACTACTAACCCGATTGATCTAGGCTACAAGCCTCGGTTACCACAGAAAGAGATACACAAGGCAGTACGAGAGAATCGTTTTGTTGTAGCAGTAGCTCATCGTAGGATGGGTAAAACTGTTTCTGCGATTGTACAATTGATACATTCTGCGTTACAGAACACACAAAAGAATCCTCGTTACTCTTACATTGCACCAACGTACTCACAAGCCAAAAGGGTCGCATGGGATTACCTAGTAGAATATACTCGCTCACTTGGTGGTACTGCAAACATCGCAGAGCTAAGAGTGGACTTCATGGGCAGACGAATAAGCCTGTACGGTAGTGAGAACGGTGACAGCTTACGAGGACAGTACTTTGATGGTGTGGTCTTAGACGAGGTCGGTGACCAAGACCCAAAGATTTGGAATGAGATAATTAGACCGGCTCTCAGCGACAGAAAGGGCTTTTGTTTGTTCATAGGAACTCCGAAGGGGAACAACCACTTTAGAGAGTTCAAAGAACGTGCAATGGTCACAGAAGGATGGAAGTTCTTAGAGTTTAAGGCTAGTGAAACAGGCATACTAGATCCACAAGAGTTGGCTAGTGCTAAGAATGAGATGGGCGATGATAAGTACAAGCAAGAGTTTGAGTGTAGCTTTGATGCGCCAGTAGAAGGTGCTTACTATGGGTCACTACTACATGAAGCAGATAACGAGAAGCGTGTTACTAAGATACCTAAAGACGCATTGGCAAAGATTGTTTGTAGCTGGGATTTGGGTGTGTCTGATTCTACTTGTATATGGGTAGCGCAGATAGTTGGTAAAGAGATACAGCTAATAGACTGCACAGAGAACCACGGAGTAGGATTAGATTACTATGTTAGTTGGTTACGTGACAACGGTTACGATAAAGGTCAGCAGATATTACCGCACGATGTAAGAGTAAGAGAGATGACCACAGGTCGCAGCAGACTAGAAGTATTAATGGAAGCAGGACTAGATGTTACTGTAGCACCAAGCCTATCTATAGCAGATGGCATTCAAGCAGTCAGACGTATGCTGCCGAGATGCTGGTTTGATATGGAACGCACAAAGAACGGTCTGGTGGCATTACGCAATTACAGGCGAGAGTTTAACGAGAAGCAGAACGTGTTTTATGATAAGCCAGTTCACGATTGGTCATCACACTTTGCAGATAGCTTTCGTTATATGGCAATAGGATTAGTAGAAGTAGATACAACATGGTCTAAACCATTACAACAAAATAAGGCATGGGTCGTATAATGATGAATCAAGAAGAATTAAAGGCACTATGTGCTGACGAAATCAATAACGCTATTGGCTACTTAGAGTCCGATACTGTTCAAGAACGTGCTGATGCCATGAACTACTACTTCCGTGACAAATACGGAACTGAGGTAGAAGGTCGCAGCCAAGTAGTTACCGGTGAGGTAGCTGAAGCCGTAGATGGTGCATTGCCACAATTGATTCGTGTATTCACATCATGCGAGGATGCAGTCCGTTTTGAGCCTACTAAGGATGGTGAAGAAGAACTCGCTGACCAAGCTAGTGACATGGCTAACTGGGTGTTCTATAAAGACAACGATGGCTTCCTAATCCTACACAATTGGTTCAAGGATGCATTGCTACAAAAGGTAGGTGTTGTTAAAGCCTACTGGGAAGAAAAGAAAGACACCATCAAAGAGAAGTACAAAGGCTTAACCGATGACGAGTTAGCCATGATCATGCAGACTGGCGAGTGGGAAATTACCAAGCAGACTACTGACATAGTAATTGGTTCTGATGGCATATCTTACAATACGCATAACATTACGATTGAAAGAATAAACGATGAGAGTCGTATCGCTGTTGAGAATGTACCGCCAGAAGAGTTCTTAATTAGCAAACGTGCTAAGACCATTCAGGACTCACCATTCACAGCTCACCGTAGAATGATTGCCCGTGGTGACTTGATAGCTATGGGTTACGAGAAGTCTATCGTTGATACTATCCCAGCCGGTGACCGCTTAGAGTATTCACCAGAGCGTTTAGCACGTTTTGGTCGTGACGAGATGCCAGACTACGGACAATCTACTGACCTATCAATGGAAGAGGTAGAGATATTTGAGTGCTACATCAAGGTTGATACTAACGACAATGGCTTGCTAGAGTTACGTAGGGTTATCATCGGTGGTGAGCAGATCTTATCTAACGAAGAGTGCGACTACGTACCATTCCACTCTGTATGCCCGATTCCTATCCCACACAAATTCTTTGGTCAGTCACTAGCAGATCGCACAATGGACTTGCAACTAACCAAGTCTACTATCCTACGTCAGATGCTAGACAACTTGTACCTAACAAACAATGCCCGTGTTACAGCCGTAGAGGGTCAAGTAAACCTAGATGACTTGCTAACGTCTACTGCCGGTGGTGTTATCCGTGTTAAGAACGCTCAAGCAGTTAACCAGTTAAACGTACAAAACACAGCCGGTCAATCATTCCCAATGATGGAATACTTGGATGGTGTACAGGCTAAACGTACCGGTGTTAGTGATATGCAGCAAGGTCTTGATGCTAACGTGCTACAGAACACTACTGCAACAGCCGTGGCAGCCATGATGCAACAGTCAGCAGGTAAGCTAGAGCTAATGGCTCGTATCTTTGCTGAAACAGGTGTTAAATCATTATTCCGTGGCATCTTGCACCTACTGTGTAAATACCAAAACCAAGCTAAAACAATCCGTATGCGAGGCAAATGGGTATCTTATGACCCTCGTGAATGGTCTAACCTATACGATGTATCAATCAACGTAGGCTTGGGTAACGGTAACCGCCAAGAACAGATTGCTATGCTGCAAATGATTATGGCTAAACAGGAAGAAATCATCGGCAAGTACGGTGCTAACAACCCATTGGTGACTGTAACGCAATACCGCAGCACTCTTGGGCGCATGATTGAGATGGCTGGCTTTAAAGACACAACTTCATTCATTAATGAGATTACACCAGAGGTTGAGCAACAAATAATGCAACAGGCATCACAGCCACCTGCTGATCCAACGTCAGAGGCAGCACAGTTATATGCCAAGGTTGAAGAACAAAAAGCTCAACTTACTGCACAAACTAACCAAGCTAAGTTGCAACTAGACCGTGAGCAAATGCAGGTAGATAACGCTCGTAAAGAACTAGAGATGCAACAAAAACAAATGCAAATGGAAGGTGACTACCGTATCAAGGAAGCCGAGCTTCAATTGAAACAGATGGAGCTTGAGATTAAGACACAAGCAACAGACGGTAAACTACAGACAGAACAGCTTAACGCTATTATGTCAGCCATTACTAGCTTGAATGAAATGGTAAAAAATGGTATAAAGGCTGAACCACAAGATATGGAAGAAAACTTTGATATTAACACAACCTATGGTGTATAAATGACCAAATCAGAGTGGGCAAACAATATGCTCCAAGACCAAAACTTCTTGGATGTATTTAAAGAGATGGAAGATTTACAAATGCTACGGTGGGCTAACTCACCGCTTTACGATTACGATGAGCGACAAGATGCTTACACAAAGCTAACAGCTATTCGTGAAGTAATGGCTCACATAGTTGGCATGGCAGAT